CGGAGTAAAAGGAATTGGACGAAACGCATCGGGACAAACAAACGACGTAACAAGACAATTTAACGCAGTACCATTCTTAGCATATTACGATATCTTCAAATGCTACTACGCAAACAAACAAGAAAAGAAAGCTTATTACATCCACAATCCAATGAACTATCAAAGTGGAGCGGTAATAGATAGCTTTCTACTAATTGCAGAAGGTTCCAGCTCAACATTCGCAGACCTTAAACTAGGAGCAAGCGGAACCCTAGCAGCAGCAACACAAATTAACGCAATTATTACATGCACACTAGGAAGTGCATGGACTGGACAAAAACCTGCACTAGACACACTACATCAATTCATCGTATCAAGTAACGGAACAAGGTCTATTGCACAAATGTGGGCAAACTTCAATATTACATATCACTATCAAGGAGACCCAACAAAAGTAAGAATTGAATGTACAAACTATCAAATTCCATTCCAAAGCAGACCAACAACACTAAGCGCACTAAGTGCAAACGCACAAGTAAATTACACTAAACTGGCAATGTTAAACAACCAGCCCAAATTAACGTCATTTGACCTAGACCAAATCGACGCAATGAGGCTCTGGATTCTAACAAATGCCAACACAGCAACAGCACTACAAATCAATAACGCAAACTTAGAGCCATACAAATCTATCCTACCTAAAGTAAACGGAAACTACCCAATGATAAGCAGTCAAGAAGGTCTAATGGTAAAGACCTATCAAAGCGACTTATTCAACAACTGGATTCAAACAGAATGGATTAATGGAGCAAATGGTATTGCAGAAATAACACAAGTAGACACACAATCGGGATACTTTACAATCGACACGCTAAACTTAGCGTCGAAAGTATACGCAATGTTAAACCAAATCGCCATAAGCGGAGGGAGCTATGATGACTGGCTAGACGCAGTATACACACACGAAAGACCAAAAGCACCAGAAAATCCGGTATATCATGGATCATTGATCAAAGAACTAAGCTTTGAAGAAGTAATCTCAAACGCAAAAACAGACGAAGATCCTCTGGGAACATTAGCGGGACGAGGCCGACTAACTGGAAAACACAAAGGAGGAAAAATCGTAATTAAAACTAACGAACCTTCATATATCATCGGTATCGTATCAATTACACCAAGGGTGGACTACTCACAAGGAAACGACTGGCATATGGACCTAAAAACAATTAACGACTTCCACAAACCAGCACTAGACCAAATCGCATATCAAGACCTAATCACAGACCAACTATTGTGGTCAGATACGGAAATCGTAAACTCTGGAGGAATTAACTACGTACAATACTCAAGCCTAGGAAAACAACCAGCTTGGCTAAACTACATGACTAACGTAAATAAAACCTTTGGAGCCTTCGCAATAAAAGACAATGCCATGTACATGACATTAAACAGAAGGTACGAAAGAAACGCAAACGGCTCACTAAAAGACGGCACAACTTACATTGACCCAGTAAAATTTAATCAAATCTTCGCAGAACAAGCGATAGACGCACAAAATTTTTGGGTACAAATTAGTAATAATATTACATGCCGTAGAAAAATGAGTGCAAAACAAATTCCAAACCTATAACACAAGATGAAGAACCAGGAGGGGGGGGCGAAAAACCCCCCCAATGGTATCAAAAACCAAATAAACCAAAAATAAAATGTACAAAGTACCATACTATCCAGAAACAAGCGTTGAAGAATGCGAAAAACTAGAAGGCGAAAGCCTAGAAACAAAAATTGCAAGAATGCTAACTAACAAGGAACCAATCAATGCAGAAGGAGTAAACCTAATCTATACAGAACGAAAAAAAGGAGTATTACCGGAAACAAACGTAAGAACTGACAGATGGGAAATAGCTACAGACGCAATGGGAGCAGTAGAAAAAAGTTACAAAGCAAAACGTGAAAGCAAATTCACTATAATCGAAGGAGGAAGTGAACCACAAGGGAATTCACAAATGGCTGAAAATAAAGGGGGGCTTTAGGCCCTCCCTTATTCGTACCGAGTACGCATCCATTCATATATATCAAGTAATAGTATAACGCTTTTAAAAAAGACGCGAAAATGGGATTCTGGGACATAACAGCAGGCTCACTAATGAAGCCAATTATGGAGGGTATCTACGGACAGATAACCGCCAACCAACAATTCAAAAGACAAAAACAAGTCATGGACTTACAAATGAAGAATCAACAAATTCTAAACCAACAAGGACTAGACATGCAAAAAGACATGTGGCAACATACAAACTATGAAAACCAGATGAAACAACTAAAAGCAGCTGGACTTAATCCAGCACTAATCTATGGTAAAGGAGGACAAGGAGGAGTAACTGGAAGCCAAGGCGGAGGAAGCGCAAGCGGTGGTTCAGTAGCACAAGCACCTATGATGGATCTAAGCGCTTTAAACTTTGCAAAAGTAAATGCAGAAATAGACCTAATTAAAGCACAAGCAGATAACCTTAGAGGAAAAACACCAGTACCATCGGCACAAGAAAAAAATATCATCGCAGACACTAACCTAAAAGAATTGGAAGGTAAAATGTTAAAGGAAAATATGGGTACATTCTTAAAAACCGCAGAAGCAACACTAAACAAACTAGTAACAGACACACAAGCACAAATAGCAAACATTGCTAACACAACAACAGATACACAAAAGAAAGAACAAGAGATTACGAATCTCAAAAAAGACCTAGAAGCAAAAGAACAACAAATTGCTTTAATGGTAGTAGAAAAAACATTAAAGGAAAAACAAGTAAACCTAACAGAAGAACAAACAAAAGCTATCCCAGTCCAACTGAAACAAGCATGGTCAAAAATCGATAATGAAGTAAGAAGCCTTGACCAAAAAGACACTGAACTAGGACAAGCAGCAGAAAAACTAAAACAAGGATGGGATCAACTAAATCAAAACCAACAACAACTACTAATCAACATCTTTGAAGCAGAACTAAAAAAAGATATGCCAAGTATCTCAAATGTACTTGGAGGAGCGATGAGAGACCTCATCGGTTCATATCTAAACCTAACAGGAAGAGAAATCAACTCACCAAAGCTTCAAAAATAACACAAGATAAAACACCCGCAGCATCCAACACAAGACCGAAGCATCCTATATCAATAGATATGTGTTTATATCCAAAACTAATAGATAATAGGAAATACAAACCAACAAAAAAAAATGGATTCTGCCCACCACCAGCACCGACCGACCAACGGGTACTATTCGTACCCGTTGGATGCGGTCGTTGCATAGAGTGCAGAAAACAAAAAGCCAATAACTGGAAAATACGACTAAACGAAGAAATAAGAAACAACGCAAACGGACACTTCGTAACGCTAACATTCAATGAAGAAAAATTATCTGAAATAAAAAAAAAATTAAATCAAGAAAATAATCATTCATATGAAATCGACAACGAAATAGCAAGCTATGCCGTAAGACACTTTCTAGAACTATGGAGAAAACATAATAAAAAATCAGTTAAGCATTGGCTAATAACCGAACTAGGTTCGACAAATACAGAAAGGATTCACTTACATGGAATAATATTTACAGACAAACCAGACGAAATCAAAAAAATATGGAAATACGGATTCGTATATCTAGGTAAATGGGTAAATGAACAAACTATAAACTATATATCAAAATATGTTACAAAAATTGACAAAACTCATAAAGAATATACTTCAAAAATATTCACATCAAAAGGTATCGGAGCAAACTATCTTACACGAAAAGATAGTGAACGAAACGACTTCAGAGATACCGAAACAAACGAACTCTATCAAACAAAAAAGGGCCAAAAAATTGCCCTTCCAACATACTATAGAAACAAACTCTGGACAGACGATGAAAGAGAAAGACTCTGGACAAATCGCCTTGACAAGGAAGAAAGATGGGTTCTCGGTAATCGTATCGACCTCACCCATCCAGAAGGCGAAAAACACTACCACGAAGCGCTCACAGAAGCAAAAAGACTTAATAGGCTCTGGGGATACGGAAACGACGAAAAAAACTACAACCTCAAAAAATATGAGGAAAATAGAAAAAAATTGAAGCAACTTCAATATATTAGCAAATTAAAGGAGTAAACCATAAAAAAAAGGTATGAGAGACCCCCCGATAAACACCCCCACCCTTCCTTAGTGGCTTATCTCGCCCTGCGGGCGCAGATGAAAAAAAAAGTTAGAAGGGGGGGTATACCACGAAATCAAAATAAACTAAACCAAAACTAAAAAACTAAACAAAAAAACCATGGACACCATTAAAGTAGAAAATGAACAACTGATCAAAAGACACGAAATCAAAGACACTCCCTTCACAATCGTAGAAATCGAAGGGGAATTCTTTGGTTCAATGGGGCAGTATCGACTGACAGAAAAATACGAAACATACCAAGAAGCACACGACGCAGTAACTGCTAACACATGGAATAACATTACAAACCTAATTATTACAATTCACGAAATCTTAAAAAATAACGCACTATGAAAACAACAATCGGCGGAGACCGCCTAGGCTCTGGAAATAAAAATATCCAAGAGACCACACACTACAACCGAAGCACGCACGACCTATCATACTTATGGAGGTCAAGCGCAGCAAGCGGGACACTAATCCCATTTATGAACCAACCAGCTCTACCCGGAGATACATGGGATATAGACCTAAATTGCGAAGTGATTACACTTCCAACAATCGGCCCTCTATTCGGAAGCTACAAAGTACAACTGGACGTATTCGAAGTACCAATTCGACTATACAATGGAAAACTGCACA